ATGGCTACATCGCGCAATTTATAACCGATGCAGGTGACCCAAACCTTTTGGCAATCCCTTCAGGCAATTGGAACTTCGAGACCTACTTCAATGCTTCGAGTGGCGGCGGAAATCCGAGCTTTTACATGGAGCTTTACAAGTACGATGGCGCAACCTTTACGCTAATTTCAACAGGGTCTACAAATCCCGAAGCGATTACAGGCGGCACGGTAGTCGATTTGTATGTTAGTGCCCTTGCAGTACCTTCGACTGTATTGGCTGCAACTGATAGGCTCGCAGTGCGCATTTTCGTAACCACATCAGGTCGAACCATTACCTTGCATACCGAGGACAACAACCTTTGCCAAGTAATCACAACTTTCACCACAGGGCTTAACGCATTGAACGGCTTGACTGCGCAAGTGCAAAATTTCGCAACTGGCACGAGTGGCACCGACTTCGGCATCAGCTCGGCAACCAGCACGCATACTTTCAACCTACCTACTGCCAGCGCAACAAATCGAGGTGCATTAAGCAGCGGCGATTGGACTACATTCAACGGCAAGTTCAACACCCCAACAGGCACAACCTCGCAGTACGTGCGCGGCGATGGCTCGCTTGCTTCATTGCCTTTCGAGCTTGTAGTCGCTGCATCGGATGAGACAACAGCACTAACGGCAGGCACGGCGAAGATTACATTCAGGATGCCGCGAGCTGTTACCCTTACAGCCGTTCGCGCATCGCTCACAACAGCGCAAGCATCGGGTAGTATCTTTACAGTTGACATCAATGAAGCTGGCACAAGTATATTGAGCACTAAGTTGACCATTGACAACACTGAAAAGACAAGCACAACGGCTGCGACACCTCCGGTTATAAGCGATGCCAATCTTGCCGATGATGCAGAAATGACAATCGATATCGACCAAATCGGAGACGGCACGGCAAAGGGCTTAAAGGTTACATTAATCGGCACAAGGGCATGAGCTTTATTGTTAATCCTTATTGGTATGCAAGTGCTGCATGTCCTGATGCCGATGCGAATGCTTTCCTAACGGCGGCAGGGATAACAGACCCGACCATCTCGGGCGCGATTTGCACATTGGTAACAAGCCTAAAAGCGCAAGGCATCTGGAGCAAGCTCGATGCTATCTATCCATTTGTCGGAGGAACTGCCACAACTCATAAATTTAATCTAAAGAATCCGGCTGATACTAATGGTGCATTTAGGCTTTCATTTGTCGGAGGGTGGACTCATAGTGCAACAGGAGCCACACCAAACGGTACTAATGGTTATGCCAATACATTCTTAGCTCCATTGACTCATTTAAGTCAATTTGATCATTCAATATCGATGTATCTAAGAAGCAATCTAACCATTTCAGGAATTGATATGGGATGTGAATTAAACGCAACCGCATCTTTATACCAACAATCAAGATTTACTGATGGGAGATATTACGGTGTTTCGTTAAATTATCAATCTTCAAGATTTATATCCGTTCTAAATGCAACAGCTAATCAAATGTACACATTATCAAGGACAAGCAATGCTTTACTGCGCGTTTATAAAAACACAAGCATTCTCGGCTCAAATACCTTATTAAATCCGGGCACATTGCCATCTATAAATTTATTTTTAGGGGCAGAAAATTTCAATAGCACACCTTCTTTTTATTCAAATCGAGAGTTTGCTTTCGCTTCAATAGGTGATGGATTAAGCAATACCGAAGCCACAAATTTGTATAATACAGTACAAACCTTTCAAACCACATTATCTCGACAAGTATGATAACAGTTTACCGACTAACACCCGAACAAGCAGACCAGTTACGAGGCGTTCAATATGTCGCAGATATGACATTTAACCCTATTCAGGATGCAAATGATAATTGGATAATCAGTAGCGAGGAAGTGAGCAGCACGACTATCGATTGGGTTAAGCAATTGCCAGCGATAGAATATATTCCAAAAGAAACACTACCTTTGTAAAAACCTAAATCACATACTATGGCAGGCGTTAAAGTAACCGACCTTACACCCTTAGCAACGGCAGCGAGCGATGATGTAATGTACATCGTTGATACAAGCAGCAACACCAGCAAGCAGATTGAGGTAGGCAATGTTGTGAATCTTCAAACAGCTTATGATAATGGCAGCACCATTAACGGCTCGAATGTGATAATCGAAGATTCAACAGGAGCTGATATTGTTGCAATTGGAGAGCTTGCAGCAGATTCAAACACTGGCACTGGTATTGTTGCAATAGGCAACCAAGCTGGCTCGGGTAATACTGGTGATAATTTAGTCGCATTAGGTTTGGGAGCTGGAACTGATAATACAGCTAATAATTTAGTCGCATTAGGTTTGGGAGCTGGTTTAAGTAATACAGGATTAAACCTAATAGCAATCGGTAAATCTGCGGCAGAAAACAATACAGGTCAAAATGTTATAGCATTAGGTAATACAGCAGCCACTAATAATACTCTTAGTGGTATGTTTGTTATTTCAAACGTCTGTATGCCATCTTATGCAGATGCCACAGCCGCTGCCGCTGCTATAACGGTTGCGCTTGGTGCGAATGCTGGTGATTACTACCTATACCATGACCAATCGGATGATACCATTAAAGTAGTTATCCCATAATGCGCAGCACCTCGATTCTCGGGCTTAATCTGATTAAGAAGTACGAGGGATTGAGGCTCTCAAGCTACCTATGCCCAGCTGGAGTGCCGACCATTGGCTACGGCTCGACACGCTACTCGAATGGCAAGAAGGTAATCCTCGGCGAAAAGCTCAAAAGCGAAAAGGAAGCAACGCAGCTGCTACTTTCCACACTTGACCCATTCGAGGCAGCCGTCAATAAGCATCTACCTAACCTCAACCAATGCCAGTTCGATGCGCTTGTGTGCTTTGCATATAACGTAGGAACTGGGGCGTTGGTTAAGTCAACGCTGCTGAAGAAAGCCAAAGCCAACTCAGCCGACCCGAGCATCCTCGATGAGTTCCTGAAGTGGAACAAGGCAGGCGGGAAGGTGCTCTCAGGGCTAACGAATCGCCGCCGCGAAGAGGCGAATCTCTATTTCTCACTTTGTAATATTTAGCAGCATCTTGCCCCAACGCCGCAAGGGCTTTCGCGTATATTAGGTATGCGAAAAAGGGCTACCAAGCAAAGGCGAATACTCGATGTGATTGTGAAGCACTGGCGCGGCACAATCGGTTCGCTTATGATTCTGGTGTCCATCTTCCTACTTATCTTTAAAGTGATAACAGCCGAGACATTAACAGCCATCATTGCAGCACTATTAGCCGCAGGGTACATACCAAAAGCAAAAAGCGATGCAACAGATTAGAAGAGATACAATAAAGGTGGTTCGCCATAATAAGGTGAACATCGATGAGATGCAGTGGCATGCGCCCGAAGCAGACACCTCATTCGCCCAGGCGAATCGTGAGAGCTTTCACGCTGTGATGGCGCAACCGGTAAAGGCGAAAGTGCTAACGGCATTCGACACAATTCAGCCGTGTGATGTATCTTTGTACCCAGCCGCCACGTATTACATCCCGAAAACTCACGCTGTAAGAAACGAGCCGGAAATGCCAACGCCTATGAATTACGATATACTCGCAAACGGAATTGTGCTCACCTTCACGATGCTGCTTACCATCAAGTATGCGCTCGGATGCGTGCCTGCATGGCGTTCATTAATTGCGGATTTGCGTTCGGTTTAACGTATCTTTGCAGCATGGCATCGCTGCACATCCTTGAGTCAAGCATTGACCTCTTCTATGTGATCACCGACAGGGATGGCAACATCGTCACCACTAACGACCTGTTCCGCGAATACTCCAGCCACATAAAGCCCGGCAATATCCTCGACATCGCAGCGCAAGACAGCGACCGCGATGAACTGCTTGCAGCCATTCGCAAGGCGCAAACCAAATCGCCCGACCCGATTCGGGCCTATGCAAAGACAAAGCAGAAGATTGCATCCGAGCGGTTCAATATGTGGAATGTTTATGCCATTGTTGACATGCTGCACTTCATCGGCATTCAACTTGTCGATGTTACTTCCATAAGCAACCACGAATACGAACGGCAAAAGATGCTGCTGGAAGAGTTTCGGTTCACCCTATCGCACGAACTTCGTCAGCCGTTGACATCGATTGGCGGCTTGGTGAAAATGATAAACGAGCACACGTGGGCAACCGATCAGGAACGCGATGGCGTGATGAAGATGCTCGAGGACAGCGTTGAAAAGCTCGACAATGTGATTCGGCTGTTAGTTAAGAAAGCAACCCGGCAATTATGAGCAACCTACCAGCGACCGATTGCGAATGCGATGAGCGACTTGTGAAGGTGCTGGCAGTTTACATAGCCGAGAAGTCGATGCCGATTAAGGTGGCGGGCGATATATTGCTCAACGAGCTGCGCGATAAGAGCACCTACCTCAAACGATTAAACGAACTAATCAAATGCAGCAAAGCAACATCAGCACGTTAAGCCTGTTGGCAATATGCCTATTTCTTTTGCTGCTTTTGCTGCGCACTTGTGGGGCATTGGGCGAGGCAGAAAGCAATGCGATGTATCTCGATTCGCTCAATAATGAGTATGCTGTGCGCATTGCGAGAGATAGCAGCAAGATACACAGCCAAGGCGTGCAGCTCGCAGCGGCAGGCACCAAGCTGCGAGCCTTGGAATTGCGTGAGCCTGAAGTGGTGGTGCGCTACCAAACGCGGACAGTTGTCAAGACCGAGATTGAACTGGGTGAAACGGTGTATATCGATAGCTTTCCTCACCTTCGCCTGCCGAGGTACTTCCATCGGCCGGGTAAGTGGCTCGAGATAGGTGGGCAAATAAGCCGCGCAGGACGGCTTCAGTTGGACTCAATTATCATTCCGGTATCTTATACCGTTGCAATCGGAGATACGCTGCGTAAGGGCTTCCTATCGCGTAAGCGTGATAAGGTTGTTAGGCTTGGCATTGATAATCCATACGTGCATGTCACCGGCATGAATAACATAATCGTGGCCGAGCCGCCTAAGAAGTGGTATGAGACACGCGCATTCGCTTTCGCACTTGGTGGCATTACAGGATTCGCAATTGGTCGCGCAAAATAATTGCGTTGATTATTAAGCACTTGCGATTTTTCGCGCTGGTGGTTTACTTTTTTCTTTGTTTTAGTATTGTGAATTCAAAATAAGGATTTACATTTGCCTCAACAAAACAACGAAAAAAACACACAGCCATGAAAACACAACTTGCAATCGTAAACAGAGGTCAAAAATTCGGAATGCTTTTCGGAGTAATTACCAAAAACGAAGAAATCCACGCAATCATCTTTAAGGCTATTAAAGAAAATAGAGCAAAAAAAATTGTGGATACTGATACAACCTTGGCCTACAAAATAAACTAACCCCACCGGGCGGCTAACCACCGCCCATTCTTTCTAAACTTTTACACATCTATACACATGAACACACCAGAACTATCACCAGCGACAACCTTCAAGAATTGGAAGGGCACAGAATTTTTCCATTACAACCACCTCACCGGCACAATGGTCATGGTTGTAAATGACGGCTGCATCAAGGGCCTTTACACCCGATGCGACAGCCAAGCCGCAAACCTTGCACGCCAGTATCACCGCTCGATGGAGCACGGCGTGGCACCTGAGAAGCGCATCTATGACCCTTGCAACATGGAAGAATTCCATAACCAGTTTGCATTCGTCACTGAATACCTTCACGAACAATCAACTCAAGCACTTTTAACCTCAATTTAATCTTTTCACTTATGAAAGCACCAGTAAACTCAGGCGGAAGCCAAACCCGCCAAATCGCACCCGAAGGCGCATATCCTGCGCGCTGCTACCAAATCATTGACAAGGGCACAACCTTCGATGAAAAGTGGGGCAACAAAAAACGCAAAGTTCAATTCCTCTTTGAACTGCCAACCGAGACCGCTGTGTTCAGCGAGGACAAAGGCGAACAGCCCTTCTATGTGAAGACAGTATTCAACCTCACAATGGGGGAGAAGGCATCGCTTCGCAAGTTCATCGAGTCATGGATAGGCAAGAAGCTCACAGATGCGCAAGCCGCTGACTTCGACATCACCAAGCTACTCGGCCATCCCGGCATGGTTAACATCGCCCACAATGGCAAAGAGGACAGGACATATGCTAACATCATGAGCATCTCTCCGCTGCCAAAAGGCTTCGCTTGCCCGCCTGCCATCAATGAGCTGCTGACCTATGACACAACCGAGCACAATGCTGATGTATTCGCAAAGCTGCCGGAGTTTCTTCAGGAAGATATTCGCAAGAGCGATGAATGGATTGCGCGAACTACCGCCAAGCCAGCTGTGCCAGCGCCAACGTGGGAGGCATCAGCCACAGACTTCGATTCACTATTCTCAGAGTCAGACGATAAGACTCCATTCTAATTTCTAACCACAAAAAAAGCCCGGCATACACACTATAGCCGGGCTTTTACTAATACAAAACACATGAACAGTATCGCAAAGATAACAATTCCTATCGAGAAATTGTATCAATCAATAAATTCTCCCGAGACATTAAATGCTCAGAGGCTAACGGCTAACATTCAGCCAATCGAAAGCCAAAACCAATACACCGCCGCATCTAACGCCATCGCTCAGGTTAACGCCGCTGTCAAAGCTATCCAAGATGCGCGTAAGATGGTCACGGGCCCGCTCGATGCCTACAAGAAAGAGCTCATGCGCATCGAGTCAGATGCCACCGAACCTCTCCAGGCTTTCATCGCATCCACCAAAGCTGAGATGCTGAAGTACACAGTCGAGCTTAATCGCAAGCAGCAAGAAGAACAAAAGCGCATTCAGGAGCAATCCCGCTCGATAGCCGACTTGACCGATCAGCTCGCTGATGTAAGCATCCAGCACAGCCACATCAAAGGCATTCGCACAATCCGCCGCACTCGCATCACTGGCGAAGTGGACTGGATGAAGGTGCTCAGTGTGCTATTCGGCTCGGGAATGTACAAGCCCGAAGACCTCACGCAGAACTTGCTCAAGGCAATGGAGAAATGCGGAGTGACCGCCATCGCTGGCATTGAGATTTACGAAGAACAAATACAAACCATAACACGATAAAACATGCCAACTAAAATGACAGCAGTTGAATGGCTGCGACTAACCATTCAGAACAAGCTCGCATCCGAGATGGGGCCTTTCTTTGCCGAGGCATTCGAAACCGCCAAGGTGGTTGAGCGCGAGTACATGATGCAGATGTACAATGCCGGAAAGCTCGAGGGTATAAAAGAAGGTTCGCAAACAGCTAACGAATATTTTAACGAGACTTATGGCAACTAAGACAGTAACTAAGACAGCCGTTCAATGGCTGATTGAATCTATTAATAAAAAAATAGATTTGACCACATTGAAATATTGGGACGAAATTGATGCAATTGTTCAACGAGCTAAGGAAGTTGAAAAGGAGCAGATTGTTGAGGCGTTCAATGATGGGGCTCTTGACGGTATTCAATTGGGAGAGCAGTATTATAAATTCACTTACAATAAATAACATCATGAAGGGATACATCAAAATAAAAACAATCAATCTTGAGCCTGATAAATTTGGCAAGCACATCAAGATTACAAGAGTTGGCATCTATGATGAGAATGATAAATGGATTAAGTGGCTTCCATTAAA